CTCTGATTTTGATTGCATTATCCCATCCGGCAACAATACAACCCGAGGTCAAGTATGTTATGATATCCATACTGTCATTCACTTTCTTTGGCACTTTCGTGTGCTTCCGTTTGTTTTCTCGTTTCTTGGTAAACGCTAGTTAAGTATCAAGGACCGCGCTTAAATCCTTGTACTGCGTGCGGAAAGTGTGGTTGACAAAACCGATCTAAATAGATCTCCGTCCACGATATCGCGCCTCCATGTATGTGTAGTCCGCACTACTATGCTACATGTGGTAACCTGCCATATCGCCTAGCTTTTGCTTGCATCCGCATCCTGAGCCACCATGACTGACTATTTTATAAGGGTTAGCCATGGCCCTGTTGGAGCTACCTACTCCGGGACTTCGAACACTTTGGGTTGATTGGCATATTTTTCACGCCATTCTCTCACCCTGTCGTCGAAAGTCCAATCCAGAGTTTCTACTGCGTTGGTAATTCCGCAGTCCTCTGCGACCTGCTTAAACTGAGTTCTTCGCGTCTCGTAGTCTTCGCGACCATGATTAGCATACTCCCTCAAAGCAGTATCGATGTTTTCGGCGCAAGCTTCCAACTCGCCACCTTTCCTTCCCTTAGGCCACAACAAGCAATGTAAAGACTTGAAGATCGACTTCTCCACCAATGCACCAACATGAGCTCCAATTTCTGGTATGTAAACTGACTTTCTCTTCAGAAACTCGAACTCTTCAGGTGGTAGGAAATCTGTTAACTCAGCATCTTTAGATGGCATGGTGTATATCCATCCATATTGATCTAAGTACTCAGCAAATCCTTTAATGGTGATATTCGGTTCGTCTTCCGATACACTTCCTAAATTGTCGTCGCCATACGTCATCATCGCCACGTAATCCTGAAACTTGCGTCTTGTCTCAAAATCGGTGTACGGATAAACGGTATAAAAATAACACCGTAAATTCAAACAACCAACTATCGAATTCAAAATCACAGTCAAAGAATTTCCAGAGATGTGAGAACCCTCTTGAAACGAAACCAGAGATCCATCAACTGCCATAAACGCATAAACAATATCTCCCGACATTGCCTTCATGCGAGTTATGTGTATTGGTAAATATCCGACTAGTTTCTTGGCACAATCTATCAATAATCTCATTGACGCAAACAATTTTTGCGCAGATATGCTAGTGTCGTAATCTTTGTAATCACCTGCCAACAATCTGTGAATTCCATGCTTTGTTGCATGTTGATAGAACTCTTCCCATTCCGGCCCATAACAATTAATTCCTACTGCACACTCCGACTTCAAGGGGTGCATTTGGAGTACTCTCATCACGGGCAAGAAATATTTGCGAATCATGTATGTCAATACCAAAGAATTACCATAAAACATACGGCATTTCTCCTTTGCTAGGATTTCATCCTTCTTGCAAACTTGGGCTACACAATAAGCTCTCTTTCCTTGGGAATACAAAGCCTCAACTCGTTTAATCTCCGTCTCAATCTCTGGTAAAAACCTGCGGTTTAAACCTTGCTCGTCTGGTTCGTCCTCAATGATATACTTAGACTTTTTGCCTCCAAATTGAACTCCCGAAGAAGTATTCAACTTCATGGCATCAATAAAACGCTTTCCAGGTATACCATTGATCGTCTCTCTGTCGGTTAATGGTCGCGTGTCCTTCCACATATCCATTTCAAATAGAGGTAATACCGCGGACTTATAGTCCTTTACCGCCATAATCAATGTAGAATGTGGCACACTGCGCGCTGGCATAGCAACTTTCCTCGCCCACTGCTGATATCCCCACCATTTCGGTGACATCTTAGGTGGACGGTACACGTTGGGCATGTCGCAATGACTCAGTACGCTTGCACTGATGGGACTAACTATCACATCCGATT